CAGCGGCTCGTGACCGTGCTCCTCAATCAGACCGTCAATACGGTGGCACTCGTCTAATGCCGCGCTCCAAAGTCGCGATTCTCGGATTTACGACGCACAATAAATATGCGCCGTGGGCCGATGACTCCTATGAACTCTGGGGGTTGAATGATCTGCACGGCATGGTCGAAGCCTTCGCGCCCGGCGTGTTCAAGACGGACCGGATGCGCTGGTTTCAGATGCACCGGGATGATGGGGCGGGCTTTCATGGCGTCCGCGATCCCAATCACCGCGACTGGTTGAAAACCGCTGCAGGATTCCCAGTCTATATGTGGCAGACGCATCCCGAGATTCCGGCATCGGTCGTCTATCCGCTCAAGGACATTCTGACGAAGGCCGTCTTGCCCCATGGGAAGCCGATCTCCGAGGAAGCTTACTACAACAACTCCATTTCGTGGATGATTGCGCTCGCCATCCTGGAGGGGTTCAAGGAGATCGCCATCTTCGGGGTGGACATGGCCTTAGAAGGCGTGCATGGCCAGTCGGAATATGGCCACCAGCGGCCCTCCGTCGAATACTTTGTGGGGATCGCACGGGGCTTGGGGATTGATGTCCAACTCCATCCCGAGTCGGAAATCTGCAAGTGCGCCTTTCTCTATGGCTTCGACAATGTGAGTTACTTTCGTCGGAAGTTGCTCGCCCGGATTGAGCATCTCGAACAGCAGGACGCGGATACCTCGAATGACTACGAGGCGATTAAGCGCGGCCTGCATGAGACGCGGGGGGCGATTTGGGCGATCACCCAACTCGCGCCAGAGCATCCGAAGCTCGTGGAACTCCAGCAACGGGAGCTCGGCCTCATCAACGAATACGAAGCGGCGAAGCGCGCCATTCACGAGATTCGCGGGGCGAAGAACGACGTGACGTGGCAACTCCGCAATTACTTCCCCGGTGAGGGGAGTTATCAGGATGTGGAGCGCTGGCCGCGCGCGAATATCCGGCCCGATGAGATTCAGGACTTGACGGCCTATTCGGTCTTGCCGCCGCAGAGTGATGGGCAGAGCCCGGTGAACCGCATCAAGGCGGCCCTCATCGCGCCCAAGACGGAAATCCTGCTCGAACGACTTCCAGTCCCGGAGGTGCCGCGTGCGGAAGGTTGATGTTGGCACCGATACCTTTCTCCTCTCGCCCACGTCGGTCGCCGGATTTGCGGTCGCGTCGAGCGGGCGATGGGTGGATTTGGGGACCGCGCATCGCGTCTTTGGGATTCGCTGTGTCCGAGGGTCCTCTGTCGGGACTTCGAACTTCAGCGTCGGGATTCGGGGGTCGCTCACGACGCAATTCACGACCGGGGCGGCCGTGGGCGCGATTGGGGCCTACACGCCCTCCACGCTGATTGCGGCCTATACCCAAGCCACCGTGGGCAAGCTCAAACTCTCGACGGGCTTGGTCCCCGCGCGGTATGTGAAAGCCGTCGTCGCCTCGATGACCAGCGCGGCCAATCGACGGCTGCGCGTCGAACTCGTCGCGATTCCCTAGCATGACCTGGACCTACGCGGGGGCGCCGGGGACGGCCACCACGGCGAACCGCCGCGATGCGGTCCGACTGCTGCTCAAGGATAACAGCACCGCCCGCGAACTCCTCCAGGATGAGGAGATCAAGTTTTACCTGACCCAGAACGGCAACAACCTCTACCGGGCGGCGGCCGATGCGGCCCGCAGTTTGGCCAGTCGAGAAGCGAAATCCAAGAGCGTCGGCGATTTGTCGATCAGTGGACTCGGCGATACGTGGCTGACCTTAGCGGCGGATTTCGAGAGAAGGGCCGATAGTCAAGCGACGCCCTATGCGGGCGGGATTTCCGTGGCCGACAAGAATACCTACGAGCAGGACACGGATCGCGTCGTCCCAGCCTTCTCGCGGAACTTGCACAATACGCCGGGCCTCGCGAGTACGAATAGCACATGACGGATATTGGGGCCTGGCTCGATTTCATGCCCGCGATGGTGACGCGGCGGGCGTTCACGAAGCGGAACGCCAATGGCTACGGACTGCCCGCCTATTCGACGACGGCGACGACCTATCGGGCGCGGGTGGTGGCGGGGGCGACGTTGGTGACGCGGCCGGATGGCCAAGAAGTCGTGGCGACTCATACGATGTGGGTGGGCTCGACGCAGGAATGGCGCGAGGAAGATCAGGTCACCTATGCAGGCAGTACCTACGCGATTCTGGACATCACGCGATTTCTCGATGAGTCTGGGGCGCATCACGTGCGGCTGAAACTCCGTGGCTGAGATTCTGATTACGGGACAGACGAAAGCCGCCCAGCAACTCCAGGCGATGGCGAAGCAAGGGGGGCCTGCGGCTGCGCAAGCGTTGTATCAAGAGGCGAACATTATGATGACCGCCGCGAAACAGGACTACGTACCGGTCGATACTGGGGCCTTGCGGGCGTCGGGCTACGTCGCCCCCCCAGAACTCTTGCCGACGGGGGCGACGATCGAACTGGGCTTTGGCGGTCCAGCCGCGCCCTATGCGGTCTTTGTGCATGAGGATTTGACGAAGCATCATCCGGTGGGGCAGGCGAAGTATCTGGAACTGCCCGTCCGCGCGCGGTTGCAAGGGATGCCTGCGGTCCTCGCCGAGCGGGTCAACGAAGCGAATCATCGGAGTTTGTCCTGATGCTCCTCGATGAGATCGCCACCCGCTTACAGTCTCAAGGGGTCGGGACGACGGCCTCGACGGCGAACTGGTTTGTCGCGAAAGGCTTCTTGCCCCCGAGCCCCGATAAATGTTTCGCGCTCTTCGAGACAGGCGGCTTGCCGAACGATCCGCATGAGGCGGCCTTGGTGGATCGCCCCACCTTTCAAGTCCGGGTCCGAGGTGATGCGTTTGGCTATTCGACCGGCCGTGCGAAGCTCGGAGCCGCCCGCACGGCCTTGGAGGTCGGCAATACGACCTTGAGCAATCGGCGCTATGTCCATATCGTCGCCCAAGGGGAACCCATTAGTTTGGGGCAGGACGAGAACAACCGACCGTCGCTCGTGATGAACTTCACGGCGCTCCGGTCCCGCACGTAAGGAGTCGTTATGGCTTCCGCTGCGATTACCGGCCGTAAAGCCTATCTCCGTTCCAGCACGGCGGCGGCTTCGACCGCGACCACGTCCCAGACACTCTGGGCGGAGATTCGGGATTATACCCTGACCTTCGAGCGCGCCGAGTCAGATGTCACGAATCACGACTCCTCGGGATGGCATGAGAACCTCTCGGGGACGGCGACGTGGCGTTGGACGGGCGCGGTCAACTACATCTCGACCGGGGCTGGGCAGGGGGCGTTGCGGGCGCATTCGCTCGGCACGAATCCCGCGCTCATCAATATCACCTTCCAGGCCACCACCGCGGCGACGGCGAAGAAGTATCAGGGCAAGACGCGGATCACGGGCTGGGACCATAATGCGCCAACCAATGACGCGGTGCTCGGGAATATCTCGGGCATTGGGTCCGGACCCTTGGTGCGGACGGCTTAATGGTGCGGGCCGTGCCGTGCCAGCTCAATGGCCGCGAGTGGGGCTTGCGGCTCGACATGGGCGCTATGGCCGCCTTGGAAGATCATGGCGTCTTTGTGGACGATGTGGTCCAAGCGCTCTCGGAGGACTGGAAGCGCGGACGCCTCGCGGCGAAACAGACGCGGTTTCTACTCTGGGCGATGCTGCAAGGCGAGGACTCGCCTCCCACGCTCCAAGAGGTCGGGCGCTGGGTCGATGGCGACAATTATACGGAGGTGTCGCTCGCGGTCGGGGCGGCGTTGAAATTGGCGTTTCCTGAAAAGCCGAAAGCGAAGGAGGACCCGGAGCGCCCTTTGTCCGCTGGGACTGGGGCGAACTCCAGCGGCTCGCCTACGGTCCCCTCGCCCTCCAGCCCCAGCAATTCTGGCTCCTCACGCCGCGCGAGTTTCTCCAACTCCTAGACGGCGCGAAGTGGCGGGCCGAACGCGAGGAGCAACGCCAAGCCGTGACCATCGCCTTCCTGCTCCAACCGTGGTCCGAGAAAGTCATCAGCCCCCAAGAGGTCTGGGATGCCATGCGGGGTAAGGTCGATGAGCAGGCGGTGGACCGACTCTTGGGTCCGATTGATCCTGGCGAGGCGATTGACGTGATGGTCAAGCGCCAACAGGAACGGAGGGCGAAATCGACTTAGAAGTGGTCAAAGCGACCTTGAAGGTCGATGCGTCCCAGTTTCAGGCCGGGATGCAGCAAGCCGGTACGTCCATGAACCGGCTCGGGACGACGGCGGTGTCCAGTCACCGGGCATTGACGATCATCAAGGGGGGACTCTTGAATGTCGCGGCCACGGCAGCGGCAGTCCCGGGCCCGATTGGGCATATCAGTACGGCCTTGGTGGGGATGCAACTCAGCACGGGAGGATTGCTGGCCATCCTGGGTGTACTCGCGGCGGCGGCCTTGCTGTTCAAGAAGCTTGGTGACGCGGCGCAACGCGCGGCGGATAATGTCGTCGCGGCGGCGGATCGGATGCGCAAGAATCTCTCGGCCTTCGTGCAAGCCCATGCGGACACCATCGGCATTGGGCGGATGGGCCCCGAAGCGCAACTCGGGCTGGAGATTCTCCGCAATCGTTTGGTCGAAGCCCAAGCGCAACTCGTGCGGCTCCAGCATCCGCAAACCGCCGCCGATGTCCTGGAGCATGGCCCGGATTTCTTGGATCGGAGCACGACGGCGCTCACGGCACAAAAGAACAAAATCATTGAAACGCAGCAGGCCATCAACGATCTCGAAAAAGCCGTGCATGACCTGCGGGTCAAGGAATTGCGGCAATGGGCGGCCGATATGGTCCCCATCATCAAGAACTTAGAGCGCATCGGGGGAGCCGTAGGGAGTCAGGCCCGGATTCTCCGGCAGCCGCTCGGGATGCGGGGCATGGACCCCCGGCTCTTGAAGCCCGTGGAAGCCGATGATGCCGTCTTGAATCTCCGGCTCCAACTGGCGGGAGCCTTCGACAAAGACAACGAGAAGTTTCTCCGGCTCGGCGAATCCGTGGGACGGACGATCATGGATGGCGTGATTGGGGGGATGCAGAGCATGCAGGACATCCTGCGCTCGATTTTCCTGCAACTCATGGAGTTTGCGCTCGGCAGCTTTATCGGCAGCATCTTGCATCCCGGCAGCTCGCTCGGGGGATTGGTCAAGGCAGGCGGGTCGAGTCAGAAACTCGTCGGCCCCGTCTCAATGACGGGTTCCTTGAATATGTCGGGGCTCCAGCCCTTGACGGCCTTTGCGATTGCCCGTGATCCTGGCTTTCAGCAAGTGATTCGCGAAGCGATTCTTGTGGCGGGCAGTCAGGGGTTCAAAGGCTGAGATGGGCATCTTCCGCGGCAATGCGGCATTCACGTGGACCGATAGCGGAGGCGTCGAGCGCGTCCTCCTCTTGCGGGAACCCATCCGCGAAGTCCGCCCCGCACATCGGCAGGCGGTCTATGTGGGCGAGTCGTTGGATTTCCAGAACCGCCAGGTCTTTACCATCGGCACGGGGGTGGACGAACTCGTCTGCCGCTGCCGCTTTGGGGATGATCCCCAAGGGGTGCTCGATCTCATCAAAGCGGGCACGGCGAATCTCACGCTCATCTATCATCCCGATTTGGATGATCCCTTGCGGGTCCATAGCTATAAACTGATCGCGCCCTTGAGTCCGCTGGTCATTGGACTAGACCCGGATCGCGGCACCACGTTTGGGGAGGTCGATGTGGAATTGACCTTGCGGGAGACGAGCTAATGGCCCAAGGCACGGCCCCGCTGACGGATATCTGGCGCAACACGATGCTGCTGCGGATACGGGCGGGCGGGAACATGGCGCGGGCGACCTTTATCCGCGCGGATGCGACGACCTGTGCCACCCGGATTCGCAACGATGGGGTGGTGGAAGCGGTCGCGGCGAATGTGCTGCGGACGGAGTGGGTGGACTTGGATGGGGACGGCATCCGCGAAACCCCAGGACTCCTCTTAGAAGCCAGCCGCGTCAACACATTGTTGCAGTCGCAGGCGCTCGCCACCACATGGGTCGCCAATCTCCTGACCGCCACAAACAACGTGGCCATCGCGCCCGACGGAACGACGACGGCGACGGGCCTCGTGCCGACAGCAGTGAGCAGCGCGGCGCATCGGGTCAGCCAAGCCATCACTATTACGGCGAACGAGAACGTCGCGTTCTCCATGAAGCTGAAGGCGAACGGCTACACCTCCGTGCGCGTGCAGATCGTCGATACCGCGACGAATACTATCGGCTTCATCGGGCGCTTCAACGCGAGCACGGGCCTGTTCGGCACGAATACCACCACCGGCGGCGGCACGATCATCAGCACGGACGTGAAGGCGCTCTCTAGCGGCTACTACCATTTCAGTATCGCAGGGAACATTGGCAGCGGCGTGACGGCGGTGACGGTCTTCATCGACGTGTTCGATACCATTGCCAACGCGAACAGCAATACCGCCTATACGGGCGATGCCGTCTCTGGAGTGCTCGCATGGGGAGCGCAGCTCGAGCGCGGCGCGGCCTTCGCTTCCTCATACATCAAAACGACCACGGGCACGGTCACCCGAGCCGCGGACAGCTTCACCCTCCCGTTTAACTTCGGGCCCTTGGACTGCACCGTGCTCTATCGGCTGGCGCGGCCTATCTGGGCCGATGCGACTGGGGACATTGGATTCTTCCCGGAAATCCTTAACCTGGGCGTCGCGACCGACCCCAATCGTCGCCTAGAAACCTATTTCGGCAAGACTACGCGTGTCTTCGATTCGCGGACGGGCGATTCCGCCTCGGACGCCAGTGCGGCGCTTCCTGCTGGAGCCTCCTTCCAATTCATTTCCCAGCACAAGAGCGCGGCAACTCTACCAGCCGTGGCGGTGGATGTGGGTAGCGGATTGACGGCGTTTGATACGGGAGCAGCGGCTTATACCGCATACTTCACGCAGAGTTTGCGCATTGGCGGACCATCGGCGGCATCGCTATCCGGGGTCTTACTCGACCTCCTGATCTGTCGAGGGTTGAGGACGCGGCAAGAGATGCTCGTCTTGGCGGGGCGCGACTAGGATGGCCCAGCGTCGCTACATCCTCGACATCTATCCCCGCGGCGCCGTTTCCACGACGGGCGCGGCCTCCTACACGCTCCCGTCGTCCTACTTCCGCGATGCCCCGCTCATCGGCGGCCAGATCATCCGGGCGGCCCAGTGTCAAGTCGAATCCAACCCGTGGCGCGTGACGATGCTCGATGTGGGCTCGACCTTCACCGCCAAGATCGCCAATTCCTCAGGCCGTCTCCATCTCCTCGGACGGCTCTGCCGGATTCGCTCCTCGCTCGATTCGACCGCCAGTTATGCGACGATTGGTGTCGGCCGCTTGACAGACCTCGCCTTGAATCCCGATGTCGCCTCATGGGATTTGGATATCTCGGACGAGCGCTGGATAGAGCGTCAGACGAGCATCTTCACCAAAGCCAATACGATGAGCCTCGTCCCCTACGGGAATATCGCGGGGTTCCAAGGAGTCGCAGGCTTGCCGTCCCAGAACTGGCGCTGCATGCAAAAGACGGGGAA